TCTGTCCGTCCCGTGCCGGTAAACCCCCCACATGTCGGCATAGATTAGATTGCCATTCGCTTGACTCAATACCGTTCGCGCGTCATCGTTCTCTGCAGGAAAGATGAACTCGTCCGTATCGGGCGCCATGATCCAGTCGCCGTCTACCGTGGCCGCGGCCCGCGTCACCAGGGCCGTGGTAAATCCATAGTTAATCTTGTCGGGAAGTCGATATCCCCTAATATGGGCATTCGGATATTCGGCGATAATCTCCGCCGTGCCGTCGTTTGTCGTCTCATCCAGGAGGATGATGATCTCGTCGGCAAAGGCATAATGGCTCAGGAATAATGGAGCCAGAGTTGCCTCGTTATACCAGCGCGATATTACGGATAGTTTCACCGTTTCGGTTCCCCTAGGCGGTGGAAGTTCTTCCCCCAAAGATAACCCTTTCGATTGCGTTCTACATAAATTTCAATGGCCCGGATTGCCAGCGATTTTATTATCATCGCCGTCGGGTCATGGTCTTCGGGACGAAAAACGAAATGATCTAATTTCGCTTCGGCGCATTGGACATACCGATTGACCGAAAGTCCGTAATCCAACAGTTCCACGTCTGAACTGTGGGCGAAGTAATCCGGACAGAGAATCTGGCGATCGGGGAACCGGTTCAGGAAATTATCCCCGACAAATGGAAACGAACCGACAAACCCAAACCCCGGCATCGGCCCCACGCCCCAGAGTGTTTGTGTTTCCAAGGGGACCACTATTCCGTCGCCAGCCGGGAAGACCGTCGCCATCGCAATCTCCAGCGTCCGGACAGTATCGCACGTCACGACCGCATCGTCGCCCAGCATGAACAGCGCACCCGGTTGTTGCGCAATTAGGTTTTGCGCCGCAACCCATCCGATCTTCGTTGCTATCGATTCGACGAAGACGTTCTTCTTGTCGCCATATTGCGTTCTTAATCTTTCGGCTATCGGATCGTTGTCTTGAACGACCACGAAGATATTCAAGTTCGTTGCCGTTGATGTCAAAAGCACATCGATGACTTTGGTCACGGTCCCACGACCGATCGTCGGGATACACGCATTTACCGGAAATGGCGATACCGGATAGGGGGCATGCCTAATGTTCGAGATAGCGTCCATCTTTGGAACCCCGGCCTTCGTGATGTTACCCGCCAGTCTGCCCCAGTCTTCCATTATTGTATTTCCCCGCTCCATATCGCGCCCCGATTGAGAACGATGAACGCGAACCTTGCGGATGGTCCGATCTTGCGCAAGCTGTCTCCGCTGAAGCAGTGTCTCCCCGGAACGCATCTCTCTGCTGGTCATCATGATTACCTCGCGTCCTTGACGACAAGTCCGATTCCCATCTGGTGATGTCCGAAAGGAATCGTGTCGTTATAATTCCTGATTTCTATGACCGTATGCTTTTTTTCCTGAACGATCAATTCGCCCCAAAGACGTTTGACCTCACATGTCTCAGTAACCGAATTGCCCTTCCATCGTTCCGTCGAGATGTCATGGAATGCGACTATGTGTTTCGTCAACGGCGCGTATAGGGCATAATCCACGGCAACGCCTTGATATGTGTGATCACCATCGATAAAGAGCAGGTCAATCATTCGCCCGGCAAGCCGTGTTTTTAACAGCTCAACCGTCACCTGAGCATGTGAATCGCCCAATATGTCCGGAGGATAAACAGGTCCGGAACGCGAATTTGACCGATCTATTCGGATGTGTTGTCCGATATCCAAGCCGATATATTCAGCGTTCAATAACGTTTCGTAAAAGCTCTTCTGGCGACCGTTGGAGATGCCGATTTCCACAACAATCGGTCGCTCAATCCCGCGTGCCTTGAAATAGCCGTATGCAAATTCAAGGAAAGAACGAAACTCATTCAGGTTTTGTTCAATCCCCTTCCCCAGGCTATCTCCGGGAATTACGAGCGAATCGAATCGCTCCCTAAATGTCATTGATGCCGTCTCCCCTCAAACCTTCCCGTTGTTTGCTACCCAGTCCCGCTCTATCTCGGGCATGTGTTTCTTTGCGCGCAACTGGCGAGTCGCCGCCCTATAATGATGAACATTTTCTCCCGGCGCCCCATCCAAGACGGTTCCACCCTCGGTAAAGTGGCCCAGGCCCGGAAACGCCTTGATGATCTTGCCGGACAATCCCTTTTGATGAATATCGAGCATCGTCAAATAGCAAGGCGCTCCGTGATGAACATAGGGATAAAACTTCTTGTAATTCCTTATGTCGATTAGCTGGAAAGAGGGCTGAAGATATCGTATCGAACCCTTAATGGGATTGTGCGTCCAGTTGATATGACGGCTTCGATTCGCCGTTTCGTCTACGTCCCCGACGCCGAACGTGTCCTCTTCCATCATGGCCAACATGTCCGATAAGCACGGCTTCAGGAGTTCGATATCGGAATCGAACATGAGTGCATAGGGTGTCTTAGCGTGATTGATGCCCACGCACATCCCGCGCCCATGCCCGATGTTGTAACCGAGAGAGATGACGGTCGTCTTGTCGGGTGCCAGCCCGCGCACATAAGCCGCGCACGGATCGCCTGAATCCGAGCCGTCGACGATGATGATCGGCATATCGGGATAGAGCTTGCGGATGGAATTATATGCCCGCTCTATCAATCCTTTCGTGTTCCAGCAGACGGTGATCCCAGTAACGGGAATGTCCGACGGGAAATATGACTGATAGTTTTCGCTGGTCAACTTCCCGTTCAGGATGTCCATGTAAACCGGATAGCCTATCGGCGCTAATTTCTTGAGCATCGTCCTTTCGGTCGTATCCTTGACGTTTCGGTACATGGCCGGATTGTGGCCGATGCCGATACCGTCCCGTCCGGGTAATCCCTTGAGCCCCAGGAATAACGATTTGCCGCTATCATCAAACCGATATCCTCGCTTGCCGGCCTTTTGCCATATCCTTAAATCTATAAACGTATCGGCAACATTTAGGGTTTCGCGCATTTCATAAAGAAAGGAATTTCGGAAAGCCGTTTCCGCCAGATTCGCATGCGAGCGATTCGCATTGACGATATATCCACCCGTCGGGAGGTAATAGTATTTATAATCCCGGAGGCCAACGACCTCATGCTGGTCCAGCCGCCGGGACATCTCCTCGACATATTCCGGCGCATAGTATTCATCGTCCTCGATAATAAAAATCTTATCGCCCGCGATCAGGGGAAGGGCCGTCGCCAGGTTGCGATTAAGCGTATGTCGCGGATCATCGGGTTGAGGCTCGCGCCTCACGTATTGAAAACCCCCTGCATGAACCATCGGAACCTTGCCGTCATCGATGACTATCCATTGGTCCGCCTTCACCGTTTGGTGTTTCATCCATTGTCGGCATAATGCAAATGCCAGGGGCCTGTCGCCCGTCGGCGTTATGCAGGTGATTCGTGAATTGCCCGGGATGGGGACGGAACGAGATGCGGGAGCGTGAGCAGGAGAAACTATCCTGCCGCGGCCCTGTCGATTCACTCGCGGTTCCTGCCGCCGAAGTACAACTTCTCTAGAACGGATGTGTTGATGCGTTATCATGCTTGCTGATTGTCCCCAAATATGCCATCATTGGGCCTGGGATGCCCCAGGATCGATTATGTTGGCGGTGTGCGCCCAATCCCTCACCTCGCGCCCCTTTTTGGCCCTGCGGGCTTCCACGACAATGGGCGCGTCGTCTTTCCGCATATCCTCAACGTCACGTTCATCTCGTTCAATCTGATTATCGCTTTTCATTTCAAAACCTCATCGATTGTCGAGAATGGAAAAGCCCTCAAGTCCGAGGACTGACTGAGATTGACGATCCTAGGCCGCCCTCGCTTCGCAACGAGTTGCGCCAACTCCGTCAATCCCTTCAGGTATGACCGCATGACGACCTCGGGCTGATGTCGATTGTATCCTCCGTGGAAATGCGTCACCTTTCCCTGGTGCCTCAGGTCGTATCCCAACAGGTAAATCGGATCGGCCCCCGCACAGATGGCAACACCGATAGCCCCGAATCCTGAATTATTGCCGTGATAAAGCCCATGTCGCAACGATGTTGAAAGCCCTACTCGCCCGATACTTCGGATGGAATAGGCATCCTTAACATCGCGCCCCCGGAGATTTAGAAACACCCGGAGACCTTTGAATTCGTCCCATGCCTTTAGCGCGTCTGCACCGAACTGGCCGCGTTTGAGGTACATATAGAAACTCGCGTGGTCCATAAAGAACACCACGTCTGCAAACGGCGCGTATAGATATGCCTTATTGATGGCAATTACGCGCCCGCGCCCGCGCAAGCGCTCGAAGTCGAAGCCGATAAGCGATGGTCCACCGCCGATGATAAAGCACGGTTGGCCTGCCCATGCTCCATCCGGAAGGACATCAGCCGCGGGATTGTCCGGATTGATGGCCCTTACGCTGTCGGCACGATTCCTGGCCTGGATCGCATCCCGATCACGCATAATCCGAACTGCCGATGGACTTCTTTGTGTTAGCATCTTGGAAATCGGCCCGGGGCCGAGCCGCCTAGAACGACCCGGCCCCTGCCGCATTGATTGTCCCTGAACCTATTTACCGAGGTTCGTCATCCCGGATGTGTTCGAGAAGGTCACCGGGAACTTTCCCGCAGGCAACCTGAGGATTGAAACTAGCCTCCGGGCATGAGCCACTTTCCTCCGTGAGCGTGATGCAGTTGATCTGGTCGATGTCGCCGATACATCCGCCGTGTCTCATCCACCCTGCCACCGTGTCGGTGTAGCTGAGGATGTCGAAGTCGTCGAACAGGGTGAGGTCCATCCTGTAGCCGATTTTGAGTGACCGCCCGGGCAGGATAACCATAATCCGGTCAGTCTGGGTGAGCATCATGGAGGTGATCTGCTTAAAGTTGTAGTCAATACGAAGTTCGGCTCCGTTATAGGCCTGAATGCGCTGGTTGAGGGCATAGCGCACGCGGCCCCTGAGTTGGAGCGGGGTTAGGACGATGAATTGTGTGGTAGCGGGATTGAGGTCATATCCGCGATTAGCTACATTGGTCAGGATATCTGTCGCGGCGAAATTGATGGATGCCGCAATGTCCGCAGCATCCGCGTCGCAGCCATGGCAATTGGCATCCACGACGGAGCAACACCCCTTGGCAGTAGCAGCAGCCTCAAGTAGGGCATAATAGATACTTGCTCTGTGACTATACGCCTTGTTGCGGAACTCGATGGCGTTGTCCTCAATCGTCCACCAGTCGCCGTCCTCGAAGAGCTGACGGTGCCAGCCGAGCGCGCCACCATAGTAGCAGAAGAACACGCGCTCCTTTTCACCACTCATCTGATAGACTTTGAGTTTCTCGCCCGGCTTGACCTCAACGAATTTGAGGCCGGAACGGACGGCCGCGATATCGAAGCCGCTCGCCTTCGTGCCGCTGTAGTCCCGAATGTCGAAGATCTGTTCGTAGCCGTTATCATAGTCCGTGAGCAGATGGAACTTCTGAACGATGTCGATGGCCTTTTCATTGACCCAACCATCCGACATGAGCGTAAACTCCTGGACCTGCTTATGGGCCTTGACGAACTCCTGGACGTTGGCGAACCGATCCGCAACGTACTTGTTGGGAAGCGCGCAGAAATACTGCAGCGCGCCCGCGAGGCTCTTCCGCTGTTCGGGATCCTTGTAATTGAACTTTTCCCAGTTGAGATTAAAGATTTTGCTGTTCATGATTGTATCCCCTTACGGAAGGACTACCTCGACCTCGGCGTGATCGCCCTTGAGGTCAATCTCGACGAAATCGTCGGTTTCCCCGGCAGGTTCGGTAGCGATCCCGATCCAGAAATATCCGGAATCGTAGGCCGGGGTAACGAGCCGGGTGGTGGGGTCCCAATAGACCCTGTCCCCCGGATCAAATGATTCGCCCTTGCCGGAATCCTTCATGACCATGATCTTCTCGGCGTGATAGATGAGAACGCCTTCCTCACCGAATGCGATTGTTTCGAGAAGTGCACCAACCGTGTCGTTGACAAGATAAAGATAGGGGTCTCCGGCTTCCTGGGCATCCTTGATGCCGTCCTGGCCGGCGGAATCCTCGCAAATGAATTTGAATGACCGCCAATCACCCATAGGTGTGGCAGTTCTAAGTGCATTTGGCATGCATGTTCTCCTTAGATAGATTTTTAGATTAGGAATTTCCGCGCACGTTTATGCGCGGCTTACCGCCACCCGACGGGTCAAGCGAGTTTGATGAGGGGATTCTTTGCGGGGTCGAGGTATTTGTTCAGGGTAGCGTCGCCGACTGGTTTGTCTTCCGGGCCGGTTCCACCGCCCTTGTCGCCCCCTGTGGCTTTTTCCTCAATCCCCATGAGCTTGGCAATCTTGCCGAACTCATCGACCTCGGAGTCCAGGTAGAAATTGAACTCCTTCTCAACGTCTTCGGGCTTGATCGGCTTGAACTTGTCCAATCGCCCCTCGATGAAGGTCGCCTGCTTCTCCGTGAGTTTCCGCGTTGCCTTCTGTGCATCGTAGAGCGGCCTGACCTTGCCCGTTGCCGCTGTTATCCGAAGCGTGTTCGCCTCGGCCTTCAGGTCGGCAAGCTGTTTTTCCAGCTCCCCCTTCGTCTTGTCGAAACCTTCCTCGCCGCGCTTCCTGTGGGCATACTCGCCCGCAACGGCGCGCCGGTTCTCGGTCTCGATCAACCCCTTGACCGATGGGTCCTCGGCCAATACTTCCGCTCCGAATAAATCGGACGGCTTCAGCTTGTCCGCTTTGATAAGGTCGCGTACCTCATCAATCGTTACCTTTTCCATTTGTCTCCTTTCCGCTCCCGGTTATTCGGGACGGTCTATTTGCCTGATTCGTCTAAGACTAAGTTTGACGTTTTCTTTTTCGTGTTCTTTAGCGAACGCCTGGAGTTGGCCGAGGAGCGTTGCCCCGGCGAACCCTGGTGTCTCGATTTCTGAGTTGCCAAGCGCAATGGCCGATACGTTATTGACGTCGTTTGCGATGATATTCCCCTTGCCGTCAACATCGAGGTCAATCTCGGCTTCGATGGACGCCACATCGAGGTTCAATCGCCTGCTGGCCGGTTCGATGTAGCAGGCAACAACGGATGACCACCGCCCGGCTATTTCCCTGAGCGCCTTGCCGACGACGCGCCCGATAGGGATGCGGCCCGTCTGGTCATTGGTTGCCCCATGCCCGTGAAAGAGCTGGAGTCCAGCCTCGATCTTTTCGTGTAGCTTATCGACAATGGCGCGATACCACTTCTTGACGATGTTGCCATATCCGACAAGGTTCCCGCGTGCCTCGCCCTCATGCGCCACGACATAGGCCCGGAATAGCGGGTTCGGGTCCGTCTTCTTAATCTCTGCGATGGTTTCGGCAGGTATCATCCCGGCAATCTCCGAAGAGGCCATGCAGTGAAGGGCAACGCGGATCTTCATGATCGTTCTCCTTTAATTGGCTTGCCCGTCTTGTAATCGAGAATAGGTGCTGTCAATGCTCGTTTCATAAAGGCTAAGTCGGAACTGAGTTCTTTCAATGTGTTACCATGCGGATCCATCGCATCTTTAGTCCAGCCTTTTATCCGATCTCGCGTATTGTAATAAACCTCATATATGCCAAGGGTGTATCTTTCATCGTCATGCGGACTTTTAGTCTCCCGCCTCATAATGCGATAATTCCAGGGCACTTACTTCGCCTTTCGTTTTTTGACCGCGGCCTTCTTGGCAGGCTTAGGTTGTGAGGTCTTGATCGCAGGCGCGGGTACGGGTTCAGCCTTGACCGCTCGCTTGTATCCCATGCTGTTCATCAGATGATCAAGATCAACCGTCGTGAACTTGATCTTGGGATCGACCTTCCGTGTCTCACGCTTCTGCACGCCGGGAAACTCGCTCTGCATGAACCGGACTCTTCCCGGTTTCATGGTCGTCGTGGTGATGACGCGCCGCATGCCGTCATCGTCCCTTTCCCGCACCTTCGTGGTGTTTGTCGTGATCATGCCTATTTCCTCCCTTTCCTTTTCGTGAGCCCGATTACGCTCCCGCACGCGACACACTTGGCGCAGGTGTTCCAGCCCTGCTTTCTCATAGTGCAGCGGCAAACCATCTTGTACATGGCCGACTTACACTTCGGGCAGGGTGTCGCAATAATCTCCAGCCCGGCGACTCGCCTAGCCGTGGTTATCATCATGCCTTGTCCGCCTGAGCGTCCCGAGCATCCTTGAGACTCATGTCTTCCTTGAGCGCGTCCATCTCCGCCTTAGCCTGTTCAGCGTCCTTCGCCTCCTGATCGGCGCGCAACTCAGCTTCCTTCTCCTGATCGACGCCCGGTATCTGCCCCGCAACGTGCTCCTTGCTGATGATGTTCGCCATAACGGCCGGGATCAGCACGTTCTGGATGTGATCCCAATGCTCCTGCGTCACCTGCGGGATATCGACCTTGATGCGCGTCGGGTCGAGTTGCGCCTCGGGCGACTTCTGCGCGGCATACGTCGCATTCCACAGCTGCATCGCCTTGGTCAATAGTTCCTCATAGACGCCGATCCATGTCTGGCGCTCCCGCGTCGTGGATGCCATAATGAGTTCACGGATATTCTCGCCAGTCGATCGATTCTTAAGGAGATCCAGAAGCCCAAGGTAGTGGATAGGTATGCCCGTTGCCCCGCTTATCATCTTCACGCAGAGTTCGATTTCGGCTATGAGGTTATCAACGCCCGTGATTGGCGCGGATACGATACTGAATTCAGACGATGTAACCAGCGCCTTACCGATCCTCCAGTTCGTCTTCTCGATGTATGTCTCAATGGCCTGGCCCTCTGCCACACTCAAGACTTTAAAGTATGGTGTCGGTGAGGCGAATAGATGGTCTATCTCTCTGAGGTCTCGAAGTGCCCGGTCAAGCCTGTCGATCTGCGTCAGGCAGGCGGCAATCTTCGGCTGTGCCTCATTCGGCATATTGATGCGCCCGCCGAACTTGGCATAAACGAATTGCGTCTCATCATAACTTCCCGCCGGTACGGTCGATGTGGCCTTCCATGAGA